CAAAGGCTCCAAAGGCTCCAAAGGCTCCAAAGGCTCCAAAGGCTCCAAAGGCTCCAAAGGCTCCAAAGGCTCCAAAGGCTCCAAAGGCTCCAAAGGCTCCAAAGGCTCCAAAAAATCAAGCAAGGGATCCAAGAGCTCCAAAGATTCCAAAGATTCCAAAGATTCCAAAAAATCCAGCACCACCGATATTTACACGCGCGGGGACTTTATTGCACGCGGTACACACGCCGTATACGAAGCCATCCTGCCCAACGGAAACAAAACCGATTATGTTGTCAAGGAAGTTCGCGGAACCGTTGCCAACAAAGAACACGAATTCGCGCTCGCAAAACTTGCCGGTGATTTGGGCATTGGCCCCAAAGTCATGTGGTCGCATGTGTGTGCAGACGGTGTTGGATTTTTGGTTATGGAGCGCATTTACGGATTTACACTCGATTCCCTCAAAAGCCCGGCGAAAGTTGCAGAATACAAAGAGCAATATGTTGCAATTTTGGACCGTATGTACGACGCAGGGCTCATGATGAATGATCGCAATCTTGGAAATTTCATGTTTGGGCACACGCGTTCACATCCAACACCTCGTCTTTGGATTATCGATTATGACCAAATTGAACGGGGGTATGCGGGACCGCGTGAATATGGGTTTTGGTTTATTTCTCTCGAACAATCTCCGGCAACCCACGTACGCATACACTTGATTGCCAAAATTAAGGTGCAGCTGAACACCTACATGCGGTTTCGCAAACCAACGGTCGCTGTCACAACGCGTGCAAACATTGTCAAATTCATTCAAGCAGAATCCAAACAGGGCGGACTTACGGAGGATGTGGTCCGTGCAATTGTTGAAGCGGGGCTTGAAGGTCCGTATGAGGCTGCATTTCGCGAGGTGATGGTTTGAACTCGTGTTGTGAACTCGTGTTGTGAACTCGTGTTGTGAACTCGTGTTGTGAACTCGTGTTGTGAACTCGTGTTGTGAACTCGTGTTGTGAACTCGTGTTGTGAACTCGTGTTGTGAACTCATTCTTCCGTTGCAAACATCTGTTCGCGAAAATAATCCTTGATTGTTGTGCCCGATTCCAATGCATCATCCAATTCTACGGTTAAATCCACACGGGTATCAAGCTGCAGCGTTCGCATTAGTCCGGGTTGCGACGATGACAGTAGGAAAATTACACGGCGATCGCGTGGAATAATTTTGGATAACATCATAAGAATGGATTGATACGTACGGTTTGAATACACGGGGCCAAGTGGTGAATATTCAATCAGGCTTTCGACAGAATCCAGAATTACAATGGATGAAACGGGTTTCAACGCTCTGTCCAATGTTTCCGATAATGATTGAACATTTTCAGCTGTGATAAACTGAATGCAGTCAATACCCGTTTGGCGTGCAATGTGCGCAAGCAGCGTTGTCTTTCCAGACCCAGGAGGTCCTGTGAGCAAGACGGACAACCGTGGTGCCCGCAATCTCGCTATTTTATCCAGAATTTGTGTATGCGCCGTTTGCACCGATTCATTCAGAAATTGCAACGGTTGCTGTGTTAAAATCGCCAAATCGGGCGAACGAACACCAAACATCGGTCGCACTTCTTGAATTGCAGTCAGCAGGTCTTTTTGTGTAACAAGTACGGCAGGCGCTTTAGCAGTTTTCAGGTCGGATGGATTGATTTCGCGTGCGAGCGCAAATGTAACGGCTGTTCGGACTACGGCCTCCAATTCTGCACCCGTGTAATTCACGGTTTTATTCGCAATTTCGTGCAAGTTCACGGTTGTGTCCATGTGTTTGGCTGCCATGGTACGCGTATGTATCTGTAAAATGTCCTGACGACCAGATTCATCCGGCAATTGAATTTCAATGTGAATTTCCAAACGGCCTGGACGCAGCAACGCTTCATCCAACGCATGTTTGTTGTTTGTCATGCAAATCAGCAATATGTTGTTTAATGGCGCGGGCCCATCAATCATCGATAACAACTGATTTACGACTTTGTCGGTTACACCTGTCGAATCTGAACGAGAGCCCCGTTTACCCCCGATTGCGTCAAATTCATCGCAAATGATTAAATGCAATTTCTCATTTGTTTTATCCGCAATCGCGTCTGCAAACAATCGTCGCACATTTTCCTCACTGCCGCCAACAAATTTATCCAACAAAGAGGGACCATTCACAATTTTCGGTTCATGACAATTCAAGATACTACCGATTTTTCGAGCAATTAACGTTTTGCCGCATCCAGGCGGTCCAAACAGCAACAATCCGCGTGGTGGGTGAATTCCGAGTTCATGCAGCAACGTTTCAGGGAGCAAACGGGGTGCAAACGCTCGCCTAAAAATGGTATTGAATTCCGCATCAAGACCTCCAATGCCCATTGATTTGAAATCAAAGTCGCCTTTAAACAAGGATGGCGTCGCGGAGGATGGAATGTGAATACGAGGGGATGTTGAAACGATATTCAAGAGTGTGGATTCTCCAATTACCCACGCTTTATGGGTGTCTGGATTGCCTGTAATTAAACACTGGACAACTACATCACCCAGTCTAAAATTGTATTTCAGACCTTCGTGTATTGGAACAAATGCTTCGCGCAAGTCATCGATAAATCGAGTAGCGTCGAACTTTATGAGGTCCGTTTGGCTACTTGGCAGTGGTGTGATTGCAATTGTCGCGGATGGCAGAACGTGCAGTTGTCCTGTGAACGGTTGTACGTGTAACTCGGTTGTATTCGTAACTTGCAGAAATAGCCGTTGTTGTAAACTTAACCCGATGCGACCCGATGCGTATCCCGGTGCAGATTTTACGCGAAACACTTGCCTATTAATCTCGATAAAATCTGAGGACGATTTTTCAAGGAATACTGCATTTGAGAATGCATGTTCATTCGTTAGCAGCGGCGTTGGGAGAAAGCTCATACTTAATGTGCGTCGATGCATGTCGATGCATGTCAATTTTTGTGCTCTCCTCAGTCCGCATGCAAAAAGCAAAAGTGTCGCAAGAATGAGCGTTAAATCCTCACAGGGGCAAATTTTCGCATGTTTAAAACCGAGCGAGGGTTTTGAAGAGCATTGGCGATTTTAAAGAGCATTGGCGATTTTAAACACATCTGCTCTCTGCAGCATTCCTCAGCAATTCAACAATGTCCGCGCGGCCTGCTGCCAAGTGGATACAGTGATCGACCGCAGATGTGACGCGGAACCGTGGGTCTTTGATGAGCAAACGGATAATGTCGCCATTGCCCGCAGTGCTGACAGCATTACGAACAGCAGCGCGAAGAGCCCCATTTCGAAAGGCCGACGGGTCAATGTGGGGGTCCCTCAACAGTTTGCGCACTTTGTCAACATCACCACAGGCCTTCACCAGTGCTTTGTTTTCAATATAGTGTTGTTGCGAGAATTCCAGCAACACACGAAGACAATCCGTTTGCCCCGATCTCATTGCTATACGTATTGCACAATTGTTTTTAAAGTTTGGATTAAACAATTGAATTCCGCCGATATTTTTTGCGGAGAGGAGTGTGCGCAGAATGTCTGGATGATTATGTTCGATCGCGGCGATTAGTCCAGGCCAATATTTGGGTGCTTGCCAATATTTGAGTGCTTGCATTTTTTGAATGAATTCGCGAACAGCTGGTTGGCATCCGTGCTCACATGCGCGAATAAAATATGGCTCTTTCGGGTGAAACCTCGGATTCCAAATTACATTGCATGCGGTTGCAATCATTTCAATATTGTTTGTTTTACAAATAGTGTGAAATGTTTTGAGTCCTAAGAATCCTTGCCAGTTCATCAATAGAAATCGTAACATTGGCATATTTTGTGTGTTTATCGCAGAATCGATTTTTACTTGAATTGAACCAGTCTTTGATAAATATACATTAATATCAGATTCTGCTACAGGTTTTGGTAAATTTATCCTTTGTTCATGCGCGTTCACAAAGAATTCATACACCAGTTTCATTGTTTCCAGATTAGCGGATTGTATACATAAAGATGCTATGCGCGCACAACATGTCGCATGCAGTTCACGTTTATTTACGCCGATTAATTCGCGAACAATTTGAGCATGTCCGTTTTTCACAGCCTCTTCAATTGCTGTATGATAGAGTGTTGTGTCGTCAATTGTTATTAAACCAGATTCATGCAACATACGGATGGATGGCAAATTCCCGTTGGCTGCGCTGTGGATAAAGAATGTGTCGGAGTCCATTGTTGGAAATTGTGCGAGGACTGCCAATTTTTGCATATCCGATTGTACTTGTTGTAATGCTTGCGATGCTTGCGAGGCTTCAGCTGCTTGCGAGGCTTCAGCTGCTTGCGAGGCTTCAGCTGCTTGCGAGGCTTCATGCAGCGCATCAAGTCTCACAGCCTCCGTTTCAAGTGCAAAGGTTGCAGATGCGATCAACGACGTTGCAATGTCACGAACGGGTAAAAACGCATCATCGCTCGCAAACAATGCGTCATATTCACGCAATTTGTCAAGATTCGCTTGAATTGATTGCATTGATTGAATACTCCGAAAAAAACTTAGCGCGTCATTTTTTTTGTCTATTTGCAGAGACATCAACCTTACGGGTCAATAAATCGACGATATCTGCGTGACCTGCTGCCATGTAAATACAATTTTTAACAGCAGTTGTAACTTTGAAACGTGGATGTTCGAGGAGCAAACGGAGGATCTCTTGGTGTTGCGGGTTGCGAATTGCATTGCGAATTGCATTACGAATTGCATTACGAATTGCATTACGAACAGCAGCACGAAGAGCCCCATTCCGAAAAGCCGTTGGGTCGATGTCAGGGTCCCTCAGCAATTCGCGCACGGCATCAAGATCGCCACGGCCACATGCTTTAATGAGTGCTTTGTTTTCAATGTAGTGTTGACCTTGGAATTCCATTAATACACGAAGACACTCCGTTTGCTTCAAGCGAATTGCTGTACGTACCGCAAGACCAACGTCATGCTTTATTACAGGATTGCCGTTAGCATGTTTCGCTGAAAGGAGTAAACGCAGAATTTCCGGACGTCGCTCTGTAATTGCAAGTATGATGTGTTCCGGCGTTGAACAATGGTCTATTAAATATTTTACAGCCAATATACAACCGCATGGGCGAGTGTCGACGCTTAAACAGCACGATGGACATTGAATCGCCACTGTTAAACTATTCTTATTTCCGCCATGCCAACTGTCAGACCTGAGGTAAAATCTGCCGTCGCGAGTTATTGCTATACACATTGCATGAATTAATTCGTCATTGCGTGTTTTGTAACATTCGATAAATGTGCGTGATGTTACGAGGTTGGGCCATTTTGACAAGAAAAATGTTAAAAGTTGAATATTTTGTGTTGAAATTGCGGCATGGATAGACGCAACGATAAATGTGTGATGCGCGAATCTTAACCTTCCTATAGTATCATTATACTCTTGCACCGAAACAAGCGCGTGAAAAATTAATTCAAGCATGTCAAGTGTTGTTGAGCATGTAAAAAGCAATTGCATGCGATAATACGACGTTTCTGACAAACAACAAGGAAGGATTTCGTCAAGAAATTCACGGACAATGTGCACAAATCCGTTTCGTACAGCATCCCTAAATGCCGTTCCAAACAGTAAACAATTCCCGTCAATTGTTATTAAATCGAGTTCGCGCAACATACGGATGGACCCCAATTCTCCGTTTGCTATTGCGTATTCAAAGATTGTTTGTGCAAATTCGGGTGATAATGATGGATAGTGTGCAAGTATTGACAAGCGTTGCATTTGGTCTTCGCAGGTTTCAGCCACCGTTTTAGCAACCGTTTCAGCCACCGTTTCAGCCACCGTTTTAGCAACCGTTTCAGCCACCGTTTCAGCCACCGTTTCAAGTCTCACAGCCTCCGTTTCAAGCGCAAAGGTCGCTGACGCAATCAACGATGCTCCAATGTCTCGAATTGGAATAAACGCATCATCGCTCGCGAACAGTGCGTCATATTCACTCAATTTGTCAAGATTCGCTTGAATTGATTGCATTGCTTGCGTTGAATCAAACAAAACTTGGCACGTCAATTTTCTAACGGGACTCTTAGAATTCCCTTCCGACCACTTTTGTTCAAATTCAAACAATCGTTCCTGCATCCGTTTCGAGTTTAACGGTTGTGACACAATTAAGCAATGTTTTGAAACGAACTAAGATATTTTCAAAAAATCAATTAATATGTGCAAAATGCAAGTATTAAATGATTTCAATAACATGGATTTATCATGAACGCACAACAGCAGCCGTAGCCGTAGCAGCCTTGACAGCCCACATTGCCGCTGTCTCAAAGTGCGTTACAGCAAGTTCGGTAAGACGCGGATCAGGACTTTCTGAATTTGCAACGAGATTAATCAATTCTGCCGTTTTCTGCTTAATCGAATTCACCAACCCGTGACATTGAACGATGTGCGAACAACACGTTCACCATACGATAATTCTGCGGTCGACATTTGCTGATGTAACAACCGCGCAGTTGCTTAAGGTCGGCAAATATATTATTCTTTTGTAGAGATGGAAAGCGAAGAAGACAAGATTCTTCGAAACATTCAACGCAAGAATTCCGAAGGGCGCAAAACACGAAACAGTGTGTCGAACCGTAGGAGAACGTTACGTACGCCCGGAAGGCCGCTGAACCACACAGATGCGTTTGCAGCAGTTCTTGGACAACGCGACATCGGCGACGTCATCCAACATCTCTCGGCGGAAGCTGCGTTAGATGATTTACTTTTACCATTTTTCATTGCAGAAGCCCAAAAGTTAGCACCGTTAGAACGCATTGAGGACGCAATTTCTAAAAAAAGTGTCGCGCGGTCGGGTAACCGCAATTTAAATATATTAGCTCCCCAAATTGCTCATGAAAGAGGTTCCTTTGGTGTTTTGTATAGGTCCGAAGACGGTCGTCGCATTTACAAGTCAATCACAATTACTGCACCTGTGAAAATGGCGCAGCACAAAAAGAGACGGTTTTTTGAACAACAAATTCGCAATATTTACATCGAGACATTAATTCAAACGATTCTTGCATGTGACCCAGACGTTGGCGCAAACATTTGTCGGCCATTACAATTGTTCCGCGATCCACACACGATTGGGCACGACAAACATTCTACACATTCCGATTCTCATTGGATTGGCAATTGGGATGGCGAAGATGCAATAACGTTTTATATTCTCATGGAGCCAATTAAATATTCATTGGAATCCTTCATTGAACACAAACATGGAATTCAACTTGATTGGTTCGCACCCTTTTTAAAACAATTGGGTCACACGCTTGATGTTCTCAAACGGAAATACAATTTTACACATCGAGACCTTCATTCGAAAAATGTTATGATGGACGCAACAGGTACCTTGAAACTGATTGATTTTGGGTACAGCTGTATGGAATTCCGAGGACTGCATTACCATAATATTGACATCCATGAATTGGAATCTGTCAAATGTATTCCTGGACTTGATTTAGCGATTTTCTTCGCGGCATTTTTTGAAACGTTTTTTGATGAAATTCATGCAAATCCTGCCGTTAAAACCATTTTTTCACGCAAATACTTCATTTGTCAATATGAAGGACATCCATTCAATTTTTTTGCGTTGGCGCATGAAATTAACAAGGCTGCGCCACATTTTGCGTTTTATCATTTTCTGATTAAACCGCAAACACGTAGGATCATCGAAAATCTTCCGATTTTAAAGCCGGATTTTCTTGAACGGGTTGCGGATGGAATACTCTCTGGAGTTAATTACGCGCCGGCAATTACATTTCCCGTTTGATGCTGAAAGGGGGGACCAAAAAGGGGGGTAGAACTTCACCGCAAAAATCCTTTTACAACCATGAAGGATGTCAACGATGGCTACTGCAAAATTTCCGGCAAGAATGGGACAAAAATGGACGGATGATGAAGTTCTTAAACTTCTGACATCCATTCAAGAGAAAAAAACCATTAAAGTAATTGCTACAGAACATCAACGGACTACAGGTTCCATTTATGCCGCAAGGCGTAAATTGGCGGCGGAATTAATGAACACAGACCTATTGAAGAAATCATTGAATTAACAGGACGAGAAGCAATCGAAGAGACAATTAAAAGAAGAACCGCAATAGCTGCAGCAGCTGATCCAGAAGGCGAAGACCTCCCGATTACCGCCAAGAAGAAAAAGACTGTGGCCGCAGACACAATTATGGGGAAAACCGCAATCACAAAAACAGGGGATTTGAAAGAAGTTGTTCGTTTATTAGCAGACATAGACAGTAAATTGGCATTCTTAATTGAAAAAGTGCAGTAATTCATGGACACATCATGGACCACGTCTCTACCTTTCGAGGAGCCTGTATGGGAACAGGGCGCAATGGAATCTCATTAAATGTGTCATAAATGCGCATGTACACGTCACTTTCAGTAATTTGCGTTAAACTTACGGTGCTAATTGAGTATATATCATTGTCGGTCTCACGGCAGCGAGACGATAACCATGCAAATTTATTGTTAGAACCAACGAGAAAGAATTGTTGAACTTGGTCAAAAAAATATTCATCGGTGCGTGGCTGTGATTCTCTGCACAATCCAAATCGGTGTGTTGTAGACACTAAGTAAACGGCTTCGAATCCGTCGGGTTTTGGTTGACGGTAACTGCGATATTCTTCAACGGGTGGTTCCGTTCGATACGAGGTAAAATCCAGCGGGTTGTACTGCATTGTTGATTTTTTAATGAGATTGTAGGCTTTAACTGGGACAGAACCCCCTATGATTTTAGTGTTTATTCATAATGAGTTTTTAAGCGACACAAAGGAAAATGCTCACAGCATCGTTCAATCGGATATTTCTCGAGAATTTCTTTAATTTCATTATTATTACGAACGAATACGCGCGACGTTTCGCTGCTTCAGGTATTTTTCCTGAATCAAGAAACAATGTAACTTTATCACGGTATCCTAATTTACAAGACAAATCAAATGCACTTAGCCAATCTTCACCAGATTTCATGTTATATGTCGTTAGCAGCAGTTTAACACACAAAGTTGAACTTGGCTCTTTTAATGAGCACGATGCTTTATGAAGTATGTTATGCATCATTTTTGCATCAGGTTCATGATGTTTTAAAAGCAACGTTAGCAATTCCACATTATCGGCAACCATATAATAATATCCGTAATTGTGAATAGTTGGATCTGATCCACAATATAACAATATTTTACACAATGGGATGTTCAAATCGTTTATTGCTTTTTCAAATAATTCCTGAATATTCAAATCTAAGGCATTCAACAGTTCAAACGTATCTGATTTTGCTGTATCTAGAACGTTGTTCTCTAATTGCGTCGTCATTTCAATATCAACTGCTTCTTTTTCCAATTGTTCAATTGTTTTATAATATAAACTCAAAGCCATTTCCATCCAGAATTCCTTATACGGTGATGTATTCAACGAAGATGCTTGAATTGAGGCAAGAACGCCACGAACTGCTTCCTGCGTTTTAATATTTTCACGTAAAGGGTCGGACATTGCATGATCAATACGGGTGGGTTTGCCGAATCAATTTTTGGGTTGAATTTGGTTTGAATTTAATGTTGTGTGGTGTTTGATATAGCAAAAAATTCCGTTAAACCACCCAGATAACAATGCAGTTAACATTCTTAATTATTCGACATGCGTAGAAACAGCAGCCTTTTTACGTTTCACTATTTTCTTTGCAGGCATTGGAGCGGCGTCTATTGCAGTTTCCTCTGTACTTTCCTCTGTACTTTTCTCTGTACTTTCTTCTTTGCTTTCCTCAGATGGCCCCGCTACATTAAGATAGGATTCCAGAATGAAACGGGCATTGTCGTCGGTCTGCTTCTGGAGAGTAATAAGGCTCTGTTGCTGGGAATCCAAGTCTTGCATACGTTTCAATACTGAACGCTGAAACTCAATCGGTGGAATCGGCATCTTTATCTCAGCAACATCTGACTTTCGGATACCAGGCTTGATGCCCGAAGACATTGCCTTTAGAATATCGTTGTTCATAAGCAACCAATAATAGAAGTATCGGTTATTGATAACATTTGTATCAAGTGATGTAAAGTTTATTGTGTGATCTGAAGGATAAAACGCACCATTTATGAAATGGACTGAACCAATGCTCATACATCTCGCTGTAACGGTATATTCTCCTGTATATAATGAGTCGGCTACATAACCAAACACGCCATTGGACTCATAATATGGAATAGTATGCCCATCCGCAATTTCCTTTGTGCGTTCCTTGTTTCCTTTACCACCGACAATATTCATCACTTCTTTGATTTGCTTCAAAGGAAACCCACGGCTCGCCACGGACTTCATGATCGCCACCATCTGCGCCTTGACATCCGCCACCATCTGCGCCGACTTGCGAATGAGTCGCTGCGCATCAACAATTGGCTCCAGCGTCGCACCGCCAGGACTCGCCAATACCAAGTCCATCGCTCGGCTCGTGAGTTTGAGCGTTTCGGCAAGTTCCGTTGTACCTGGGTTGTAGATGCGGTCCAGCGTTGCGACGATTTCTTGCTGGATGGGAAGGAGTGGGAGTATCACGGAAATGTTTTTGATATCGTCCCACTTACAATGAGGAATGGTGCTCCCCGATACAGTAGATGTGGTAAGATTGCTATTTAGCTTCAAATAATAGTAAAGATAGCGGATGTTGCATGCAGGCGTCTTAGGAATCATGGTGAGGCAATCGCCCGCCCAATATTTCTTCCCGTGAAATGCCACAAACCCCGCAGATGCGCCGCTCTTGCTGACACTGATCGTTTCACCATCACGGTTGAACTTGCTGGTTTTTCCATTGTACGTCATACCACCCCCCATGACATCATATTCGCCACCCTCATCCTTTTCAGCCGAGGAGAGCGTTTTGCCATTTTCATGTGTCACAATATCCCCCAACTTCACCATCGGAAACCCCGCAGGATTCGCCGCAGGCTTGTCGCTTTCCAAATAGCGACGCATATCCAGCGAGCACGACGCATCAAACTTGGCGCGAGGAACCGACACAACCATCGTTTCCGTCAGCTCACCCTTGGCACCCCTCACAACATCCCAGAATTCAACGGCTTCCGTCGGTTTGCCCGTGTTTTCGAAGAAGAGAATGGATGGCTGAATCCCCGTGTTCATAAAGAATTGCCCCTTCATCTTGATCACCCGTTTGAGCTCAAAGTTGTCCAGTAAATGCTTACGGGTTTCATCGTGACAGGACGACCCATTCACCAACATTCCGTCTGGAACCACGACGGCACATCGTCCTCCCACATTGAGCGACACCATCATCAGTTGCAAGAACAGTGGTTCCGACTTGGTTCCACGAATTTTGAGGGCTTTTACACGCTCGCAGCAGTCGGCATGTTTAATTCCCTTGAGGCCAAACGGCATATTTGCGAGAATCACATCATAGCCCGTTTGTGTCAGGTCGCCATACAGAGAATCGTGTGTTCTCACATTGGTGGTGCGATTGCCTCCCGTTTCCATAAAGAGATTGAGGCGGCACACGCCAGCAACTCGAGGGTCCGTGTCGCATCCGTGAATCTCCTTTTGCTGTACGGCCCAATCGATTGGTGCGTGATGTTTTTTGAAATATTTAACAAATGCACACAGAAAGCCGCCGGTTCCCATCGAAGGGTCGCATACGGATTCAGGAACACCGGCGCTTTTGAATTTAGGCTTGCACAGTTCCGCCATGTATTCGCAGATAAAGCGATCCGTGAAGAATTGGCCCAAATCGCGTCCAGCAGAGGACGACCCCGTCTTGAGGTGCTGTTCATACACCCAGCCAAGAATATCCATTTGACAATCGACATCTTCCATGCGAACGGGATTCAGGATTTCCAGAATCTCCTTGTGTTTTTGAGGACTCTTGATGTCGAATGAAAATTTCTCGGTTCCAAACAAACGGTCAAAGTGTTGGACCAAACAATCCGCGTCCGTATGGTAGAAGCAATCGAGGGCCTTCTGCACGCCGCCGTTTTTAGTTTGCGCGGTTTCAATGAGTGTTTCCCACGCGAATTCTTCGGGGACTTCCAACAATGTCACCTTTGCGCGCGTCATGTATCGACTTAGAAGATACAGGCAAATGTGCCGCATTGAATCCATGCCAGTGATTCCACAACCAGGTCCACGAAGAATGTCGCGAACACGGATGACGGCGCTCTTGAAGGTTTCAACGGCGGACATTATTGACTTGTATGGATCGTCATCGTGGGCGTCAACTTTGGATGCGGAATAAAGTTGATTCGTTGGTTGGGTGGACATTTCTCTTGTCGGGGGGGGTGGTTTTAATTTTAGCTCGCGGTATTTCAAAATTTGCGGTTGATTTTTTGAAATGCCGGGGGCTGTTGTTTGGAATACGGGATTTCTTTGATGTCGCGTTTGTGCTGTGATTGTGCTACGGGGCTCCTCGGATGCTGCGTTTGTGCTGTGTTTGTGCTATGGGACTCATCGGATGCTGCGTTTGCTACGGGGCTCCTCGGATGCTGCGTTTGTGCTGTGTTTGCTACGGGGCTCATCGGATGCTGCGTTTGCTACGGGGCTCCTCGGATGCTGCGTTTGTGCTGTGTTTGCTACGGGGCTCATCGGATGCTGCGTTTGTACTACGGGTCTCATCGGATGCTGCGTTTGTGCTACGGGACTCCTGTCTTTTACGTTTGTGCTACGGGGCTCATCGGATGTTGCGTGTGCAATGTGTTTGCTACGGGGCTCATCTGATGTTGCGTTTGCGATGTGTTAACTACGGGGCTCATCGGATGTTGCGTGTGCAATGTGTTTGCTACGGGGCTCATCCGATGTTGCGTTTGCTACGGGACACATTTGATGTCGCGTTTATGCTGCGTTAGTATGGAAATCCTCAGATGCGCGTTTATGCTGCGTTAGTATGGGAATACTCAGATGTTGCGTTTGCGCTTCGGGACTCATCGGATGTTGCGTTTATGCTGTGTTAGTACGGGAATCATCGGATGCGCATTTGTGATGCGTTTGCTACGGGACTCCTCGGATGTCCGTTTGTGTTTCGGTGCTCCATGTGCTGCACGGGCTCGGCCTGCGGCCTCGCATGCTACGGGACTCCTCGGATGTCCGTTTGTGTTTCGGTGCTCCATGTGCTGCACGGGCTCGGCCTGCGGCCTCGCATGCTACGGGACTCCTCGGATGTCCGTTTGGGCTTCGGTGCTCCATGTGCTGCACGGGCTCGGCCTGCGGCCTCGCATGCTACGGGACTCCTCGGATGTCCGTTTGGGCTTCGGTGCTCCATGTGCTGCACGCCTGCGGCCTCGCATGCTACGGGAATCCTCGAATGTTGCGTTTGAGTTTGCTACGGTACTGTCAACCCCGAAAGGATTACGATCTAACCGCATTCCCAACATAGCGCGAACGTTCATAACAACGAACGATGCGTGGAAGATGGAGATCGCCGATTTTTCCTTATTGCGCAAGATAATTGAGCGCCCGTCATTTACACTTGCAATTGGCAAGTATTTATCAAAGATTGATGACCGCGTGATTTTCCCACAATCGCGCGGGAATCAAGGAGCTTTGTGCGCCGAACGAGGTGTGTTTTTCCGTAAGTGGATTACGGATAAATCGAAAGCAAGCGCAATGCTGAACTTTACAAGTGTTTTCAAGAATGGTGTCGCGAAAATGGAACACCCACTTTCGCAGCGTTCGCCCCTAACCGAAATCGAGCGTCAGAACAACGACGACCCCACAACGGCTACAATCTCTGCTGTCGTGTTCCAGATGAATAGCGTTTGACGATGTTGATGGTGTTGTTTAACCCGGTTGCAGATGACACCGACAAATAATGTTGTTAAACAACGTCTTTTTTGGGGGTGATAGATAACATTGACAACATCAAAATGATGACTGTCCCAAACTCAAGGAAATCCCCCAAGAATGAACAATGAAGAACACGAAAGAGTTACCCTGATTTGGAACGAATACGATTCGTTGACGAGTCAGCTCGCTTACACATCTAATTCATTACAGTGGAAGTCAACGCGAACTGACGGTGAATTTGTTGCTCGACGAACGTATGTAGTTCAAGAGTGCGATGAATTAGTACCCAAAATCGCTGAAGCGCGGCGCGCATTGGAGAAAGAAGGTAAGTGGGGTGCTTTTATGATTAAAACTCAATCGCAGCGACTACGTTCGCGGTACCCGCTAAAGTTTCGTAAGGGCTCGCCCTACGCGAGCTACTATTAACGGTGTCTCAAAACTGCTGCTACTTTTGTCATAAACAATTTATCGATGGGACCTGTTGGATCCGCGGGTTACAAACGGTGTCTCAAAACTGCTGTTACTTTTGTCACAATCATCCGTTGGATCCGCGGGTTACAAACGGTGTCTCAAAACATGCTACTTTTGTCATAAACAATTCGTGGATGCGATTAACGTCCACGCCCCATTTTCTTTCCGTATTTTTCACGAAGCAAATTAAAGTTCGTGTCATCTTTGCCAAAGTATCCGTCTGTAATATGTTGCACGGTTGGCAGTTCCGCCGCCTCGCGCCATTCATCGTACGCGTGGGCTACACGCAGATTGTGCGTTTCAAGAATTGTTTTCACAAAGTCCCTACACGACAGTCTTTCGACCGATGTAGGGTGTAAATAGTCGTACCACGTCACGTCTTTGGGTAGCGGATTGTCTGGCAATTCGGGAATTTCACGGCGCAACAATTCATATTCAATACTGGTGTCCACATGTCGTTGAATGCACACATCCTGAATGCGCCGACTGTCCTTCGTCTGAAATATATTTCTGCGAATATTTCTAAAGCACCTTAGAATTTCATCGGGGTGTGCTTCAAATTCTTCGATCATGATGCATTCAGGGTGAATTTCGCTTTTTTCGGACGGTGACGGCGACGACGACAATGACTCCGAGGAGCCGGACTTTGTGCGAAACACAATTTCATCGCGAATCTGTTCATCACAGGACGCGAGTGCCGACAGAACTTCTTCGATTCCCGACAGGTCTTCATCTCCGAGCGTTGGAAGAATAACGTGAAATATCGGCTTGCCCTCAAACCAACGGCCGGCGCGTAATACCATTTGTGTAATTTGTCCACGCGATTGTTTGGGGTATGTGATCGCTACGGAATCTGCGATTGGAATATCGACGCCCTCGTTGAGAACAAAGCAATTAATCAAGATTGCGCGCGGGGCAGCCGTGAAAAGAGCGATGGGAGTTTCCAACGCATCACCCTCTTCAACCCGCAATACGTGTGTACCCACGGCTCGTTCTTTGAAAAAACATTCAAATTCTTTCGCTTCCTGTGTGGTTGCTGCAAACACGATAAGGTGGTTTTGAATAAATCGTTCTTCTCCGCGAACAATTTCCGTTGCAGCCCACGCTTCCAGAATACACGCTGCTTTTCCAAGAATGCCGTTTCCTTTTTGCGATTCATCGCGCATTAACCACAGGCGATAATCAGGTAAAACGCCCTTACGGATAAGGTCGCGAAGTTTGAGTTCGGCGATTTTTGTACCGAATACGACACGGTCATCCATTGTAAGGTATTTGGCGTCTGTGCAATCTGCGATAAAGCGCGGAGTAAAGGTAAGCGACAGCCGTTTGATTCCGAGTTCGGATGCTTTCAACATAAGTCGGCGCGTGCGACCTTCGCCCGTGTCACACTCGGCGACAATGCCGGCCATGTGGTGTGCTTCATCGAGAATTATCAACTCGAGAGTGCTGTTTAACATTTCAACCAGCTTGTGGGAGGACATGTATGTGGAAATAATGCAGAATGCATCCATTTCGAAGAATTCGCGAATGGCTAACGGGTCCGTTGTTCCAGAACTGCCGACTGTATGAATTTGCGATGCAGAAAAAACACCCTCTGCGAGAAGTGCGGTCTGCCACTGAAGTTGAATTTGTTTGGAAGGGCAGCAAATTACACATTTTCGCAATCCGCGAATGCCTCGCACGGTCATTATTGTTTTGCCGGACCCGCAGGGTGCAATTACATATCCGGCGTTGGTCTCGGCGTCTGCTACAAATGCGGATATTGCGGAAACAACGGGCTCCTGTATGAAATTAAGCGCGGCGTTGCGAGCTTCGCGTTCTTTGATAAATTTGAGGTTTTTAGGGAATTGTTTGCGCAGATAGCGTAAGGGTTGTTTTGGAGGGAAGATTTCAGAGAGCGGAACACGTCGCCGGACCCATGGACGAGATTCCATGAACCGTGTAACCTCATCGCATGGATGTTTACCTTGGAAATTGAACCATTCTGAATCGCCTGGTTTGTTTCGCATTGCGCGATAGTGTATGAAGTTGTTGTGAACTTCATCTTCGAAGTCGAAGAGTTCATCCCGTGTCGTTGCCGTTGTTTCCCAAATTGCGTCGTATTCGATGTCGTGCGTGAGTCCTGGAGGGCAACCCGTTAGATATGTACTAAGTCGCCCGTGTGGCTCGACGGTGCATCCAATTTTTCCAAGACACATGTCTCGGAAAAATGAAGATGACGCGAGATAAATGTACATCTTGAAATGGTATTCTAAATTATTGCTGACTTGTCATTTTTTGCGGGGGTTGGCTGATTAAAACATAGTTTTCCTCTAATTATGCACATTCAGTACCACTTTTTCGATGCATTTTTCGTGTATAACGTTGACCGCCATGTGGCGTTGCTTCTGGTTTTTCTTTTCGTAATTGTGCGCATGTTATTTCTCTAAATTTATATTCTCGCTTTGGGTAATGTGTTGCATTAATTAGTTCACGTTCTTTTTTCGTAAAGCCGAAATAGTCTGCTAAGGTTTCGTCTGTAATTTTGTGTACAGGAATATCACGAATATCGGGGTAATATTTAGGTTCAATGAATTCTTGGTCAAATTTAATTTGTTTTAATAATAACGCTGACAACTTTGTTTTGAAATAATCTTCTAACTTGTTTAAATTTTTTCCAATAAAATAGTGTTGATGTGTTCCAATTAATCCAAATTCACCAGCTTTATCAAAAAATATTCTTGGATTATGATAACCAGAAATAATTAGTTTTGGATCATGTTGAAATTTATGATTGACACTTGTTTTAACAAATGTAATCTCACCAGTTTCGCTTATTCGATGTAATTGCTTAGATGTACCAATTGAACACACAGTTTTATTGATTGAAAGTTGTTTAAGGTCATCGCTTTCAAAAAAAAGCGAGGCCTTTTGTTGAATTTTTGTAAATATTGAATTAATCGCCAAAGCAATAATTGATGTACTGGTTAATTGAACGGACTCCGTAATCCCAGTTCTATCTGTAATTTTTGTAGTAGTATTGATTGGAGCGTTTTGTAAAAGATAATATGCCGCATTGATTTTTCCTTTCCCTGAAAATATTTTTTGTGATTGCTGACCCTCAAAAATACGTAAATTACAAATTTGAAATGCCATCATTAGGTCATGAATTCCCGTTTTATCTGGTTTAAACCATCCAATTGGATGAATAAATAGCAAAAATCCATTTGGTTTCAATTGTGTTGTAAGAATCTTTTTTACAAACGGAATCCATAAATTCGAGTGTTTACTTTGTTCAACATCCAAATCTTTGCGCATTTTACGTGTAGCACTTGTTGTTTTACTTTTAACAGCACCTCCTTGAAATGGCGGATTCCCCATCACAATATCAAACTGGTTTACAGTTCCGTTTGGAAACTTCATTGGCACATTCGCCAAAAAACCATTCACTCTGTGCATTTGAATAATGTTCGCCGTAACGCCAGGTGCCAATTTTGCAAACAATCGTTTCGCAATAGCATTATTTTTCATGTTTAATTCGACCATAAATAACATGTGTTTCACAATGTGGGCACGGCGGTCGGCTTCATCCGGAATAATCTTTGTTAATCCAGGATTAAATTCTCCCTCGCCATCGGGTCCAATTCCAATATATGCACCACCCTTAACGCGAAATCCGTAACACAATCGCATGAACACGGCAATCGGGTAATTTCCCATACCATTTGCAGGATCAAGCCATGTCAGGTTCTTATTCGACCAAACCCCCTTATCATTCAATGTGTCTAACATTTCATGGACAAGTGTCATTGGAGTAAACACCTCGCCGTATTTGTGACGCTCAACATCTTTGGGTGCCAAATTATCGCGAATGTATTCCAACACAGATTGGACCGCAGCTGGGTATTTGCTGTCATCTTCAATTGCGTCACGCATCCCTACATATGATGTTTCTTTTCCGTCATCTTTCATTTTTCGTAAACCAGGAATTACAACATCATCAATTACACCATCCCGTTGCATTTCAAATGGCAATGTATCTTGTTGAACAATTATACCACGTTTAATCAGTGTGTCATATACAATATCACGCAATTTAGGGTCATTCTCAAGACGTGAAATTAATTCATCAACGGTTGCAGCATTTGTCCCCATTGCTCCAAATTTCATTGTAGTTTTGAACATTTCCAAATACGCCATGCGTTTTTGATTTCCATCAAATGCTGACGGAAACAATTCCATAACGCGTTCGGATGAATCTGAATCTTCTTCGGAGTCACCTTCGCGTGACGTACCATGTGAAATTACCGTTGCACGTTCAACATCTGTTTCATCTTTACGCAAAATTCGCCGCGATTCTGTTCGCAATTTGCCAAACAGCGACGACATTGCATCTGGATCATACATTGATGTTAGCGCAAGATCCACGTTCCGATTTAATGCATTTCCAGCAGCATCCAACACAATCCCATCACGACCCGCATGTTTTCTCATTAATCGTTCAAGTTCAGGAAGTTTGCGTTCCACTTTTGTTTTAAGCCCGGGGGTATCAACATCAAATGAATAAATATCCAAAATTTCACCATACAGCTGCTTCACATGTTCACGATGCACACGACCTTTGCGTGCCTTCTTCGTTTCAATTGCATAATTTAATAATGCGTTAACTGTACGAAAGTAATTTAAATCCACAACAAACCCGCATTTTTTCCCCGTTGATTCTGTAAGTGATCTATACATTTTTTGAATACGCGTGTCAGCGGATTTATCATCATCCAACAGCACAACAATATCAACGCATTTGAGTGAAATACCCAAATGAAGCATATCTTGTGTAAGAATAATTAAGCCTTTGTTTCCGCGTCGAACTGATTGTTCCACGTCCGTTAAGCATCCCTTTAATCCCCACTCGCGATTATCAGGGCATGTCCATCGAAAAATTCCTTGTGGTGCATCTCCACGTCCCCGAATTTTAATGCTTTTATCATTTGCGCCTGGAATTAATGACCAATCTACATGCGACGACACTGCAACGATATCAAAATTGCGCCGAAACCATGGAATTTGAAAAATGGCTCCAGCCAATGCACATAAACGTTTTCGTAACGGCTGTCCTGGCCCACCACTTGGTAAAAACCATAATTGCGAATGTGTTACAAACGAGCTTGTAAAGTGAGCCAAACGGTCACCCATCATTTGTGCAATATGATTTATACGGTTCATTACAGAAGAAATTGTGCTAATTTGAATACCTTCGGAAGTTGTTTCAATTTGTTCGTCTTTTGGACAAAGATAATTAAGTAATTGTAGTACACCCGCTGGATTTGCAAACCCCTTATACCATTCATCGGGATTAACTGTACGTGGTTCAAAATCACTTTTAACATGGAATAATTGCGGTAATGTTGAAACGCCACCATGTGAATGTTTTGAAAATGCAGCTTTAGCGTCGTCTGAAAACTCTGACGTTATCAATGTTAATGCTGGAAAACGCTTATATTGCGCTTCAATTGTTACAATTGTTTCGCCATATCGCTGACACTTTTCAAGTGCATTCTTGTACAATGAACCAAAATTTTCGTGAAAGTATCCCTCATTTGCGGATAATTGTTTTGCCATTTGAACATCCTCGTATTCCCAAAGTACCGTTTGATTATCTGGAATTAAAAGTGCAGTTTTTGGTTTAATATATGTTCCGGTCATATAAACAACCGGAATATTCCGTTTGCGCGCTTGTTCTTGGATGCGACGGTCAAGCTCTTGTAATCTATCCGTTTCTTCGTCTGGCTCTTTTACAGAAACACCTTTACTTGCGGTTGCCATCGCGGTTTCACCTTTACGAGTTGTTTGCTTCAAATGCGCTTCATCGCAAATAAATAATCCGATTTTAAGTGAACCGTTTAGAATGCGTGTTAGCAATTTACGTGAACTTTCAGGAATTTTAAATAATTCAACGCTCATTATAAAAATATAACGTTCACTTGCAACGGGTTCAAAATCAGCGGGCATACTTACAACATCAATACATGTGTACGTATTAAAATTGCTAAACGCGTCGAATAACTCGTCTTTGAATTGTCTCAATGTTTCTGATTTAGCTCCAAGTAATACTACAACGTTTTGTGGTTGAAGTTCTTGGATAATTCCTCCAGCAATGTATGTTTTTCCACCACGTGGAAGAATTCCAACCAAATAACGATTTGAAACAACCGTTGCAACTGTTGCATTTAATTGTATAGCATCAACAATTTTATTAACTGCCATATGTTGATGAAGGCGCAAGTGCATAAATGGCTTTGGAATCATTTTAATGTTGAAAATTACTCGAATAGAATCTTCAGTAACGGGGCTTCGCACAATTGAATGTACAACGTCGTATAAACGATTAAGACATGCAAGAAGGTCTTCGAGTCCAAAAATAAATGATGCTTCATCCGCAATATATCGCCGCAATGCACGCTTTAGTTTGTCTTCGACTGCAACCTTGTTTTTAACAAGCAAAACAATTTTACGATTGTATTCGGATGGTAACTTATGAAATGCTGTAACAATATTTTGAATATCAAATTTATCAACACCCTTTCTTGCGTCTTGTTTAAAATATTTACTTGAGCAATAATACAGTACTGGATTTTTGCCCTGTAGCGAAACAATGGGTGGCGAACATTCATTCGAATCGTGTGTAAGGTTGTCACCTTGTTTATACATAAATGTAATGTCAGAAACACCAGATGCTCCCTCATTAACGTTGCTGTTTTTAAGGTATTCAATTCGATTTTGCTTGAAATGGGGATCTTCAATATTGCGGACTTCTTCTGCTTTTTTGCCAGATAACATATAAAATTCATCTGTGATTGGAAATGCATCGACCATACCCATACAAATCGCAATGTCCCAATATGCCTCGTATAATTGTCCGTATGAACGATAATTTAACAAAGTTATTGAGGGTTTTTCTCCACGATTTAAAACATACAGAAGTAGTTCCAACCGTGTTTTAATACCAGCTGGCATCGATTCAAGGGGTTCAAGTTTAATTGTAGCAGCCCGTTTGAGTTCTTGTACACGTGATTCTAATTCTGACATGTTCGCAAGAGCTTCACGCGTACAGGGATCAAATAATTGTGTGCAATCATTTGTTACAAAATCAATTGTTGCATCCATGTGGTCTTTCGTTACAGTATGTGTTGCTGAAATCAATGAAGTTTTTAATGCAACAGGTGTCGTTGGAAGCACACGGGGCTTTGATGAAACTGGTATTTTTGAAGCAACAGGTGTCGTTGGAAGCACACGGGGCTTTGATGAAACTGGTGTTTTTGAAGCAACAGGTGTCGTTGGAAGCACACGGGGCTTTGATGAAACTGGTGGTTTTGGAGCAACAGGTGTCGTTGGAAGCACACGGGTTGTAACTGTTTTTTTATCCGTAAACATTGATGTTTTTGTGTGTATCGAATTATCACTTGTCGACCCCGAACTTAAATTTGTGTCTTCAGTGCTATTCGTTTGATGTGCATCAAGTACACGGTCTGCTTGTGCAAGAACACGTGTAATTTCAGCATGAAACGCGCCTATAGACGGATTTTGAATTTTTTTTGCAAAAAAATCCTTATTGTCATTAATGTAGTCGATGTGCGCATCGTCCAATGCAATTGTACCCGATTCAATTTCGTCCAAAACATCATTAAATGTTTTTAAATTTGAAATAAGTTTATGTACAGTTGCATTTTTAAGTGTTAAATTTACTCGTCGATGCAGTAAACTACCAATGCGGTCTAACCCGTTTGTAATCTGAAACCCCACATCATGATCACTTGTCGAAAGTTTTGGCAATTGTTTTCGTAAATAACGGTCAAGCAATTGAAGCCGTTGTACATTATCTTCTGTTAAACTACCGCTTGTAGCATATTGTCGCTGTAGTTGTTTAATTTCAGCAACAACTTGCTCAATTCTATGGGAAATTGTTGATGACATTGATATTCTCTTCTATGTATACCGGGCTATTTAATCATAAGATTAACAACGTCGTTTCGTTAAAAAAACGAAATATCAGCTGGTTCGCTTTGCCAAGAGACACAAACATTGGTTCCTGCGCATGTGTGTATCCTTCATTTTGAACATTTTTTGACAATTCCAACTATACATCCCCCACATGTATTAATTATGTAATAATTTTAATAATGTTTCTATTACAAAATGTACCAAAAACAAAATGTTACGGATGTTACTGATGTTACCGATGTTACGGATGTTACCGATGTTACCGATGTTACGGATGTTTTTTAGCCGTTATTTTTCGTGTGTGTTTTTTTTTGATTTTTATGCAAAAAGGCAATTAATGACAGCCTGTAACATCTGTAACATCTGTAACATCTGTAACACTGTAACACTGTAACACCTGTAACACGATAATAAATCTAAAACTTAACAAAAATTAACAAAAACGTTCACATGGCCTAAATTTGTTTAATGCCTGTCCAGACACGCACGACTTTATCACCAACCCGTTTACTGTCGGAAATCAATCCAAGCTTTTTCAATTCTCTTCCAATTTTCGGATCACTCATCACAATTCCTCGACCTCTAACAGCCGAAATGATTTCCCTTGCAGCAACGTAATTCATTTCGTTTTTGTTCGAAATATCAATCGTAAATAATTCTTCAAGGGTCTCGCGAAATCTTCCCACTGGAACCCACTCTTTTGTTTCTTCCACGACTTCAGACGGTTCATCCATAACAATTCCGTAACTATCAACGATTGTCCAAAAAATTGCATTTCGCCATTCATCCGTCAAAAGTTTTGCTTTAATTGCAGGATCCGCCAGAACTTGATGCGGGCCAACGGGTTCTTCGACGAATTGTTTTGTAAAGCGTACAACCCGTAATCGCGTCGCAATACCACTGTCCTTCGGCGAGACTTCAGGCATATCGTTTCCAAAATAAAAGAAGGATGCAAACAGGGTTACGGGTACCTCATCGCGGAAATTCTGACGCACCGTAAGCTGATCTCCTCCTGATGACAGTGTTTTAAGCAAATTACCATCAATCAACGCTTTATCCATACGACATTCGTTTGAAAGTGCTAATCGTGCGTTTTTAATGGCGCAAATCCACGACAGTTTTTTCGCTTCGTCTGCACCGGATGACGGGTTATATTTCAAATAATTTGCATTCCATTCAACAACATATCCTCCAAATGCTCCCCTCATCGCCGAAGTTATCGTTCCTTTGCTCGAATTTGCGTCTCCGAGACACACCATGAATTTTTTATCTCGAAAACAACCAGCAATCGACCGTGCTAAACGCAATTTAAGATACCGTCCAACGTCCACATTTTGTAGCGGGTCGATAAATAACCAGCGATTCACTTCGGCCTCCAATTCCGGATCTCGCTTTTTTGGAAACGGACGAGCAATGCGTGCAGTAAACACTTTCGTTTTATCGAATCCTGGTGTAAAGGTTTGAGTGGGAATGTGAAAAATGCCGTCTGAAAACAATAAATACTCCAATGTTCGCACAACACCAGCGGACATGAATGTATCCGCTTTAACAATGGATTTGAGATGACGCAACATTTGATTCATTTTCACTGTCATTCCGCCATAATTTAAAATTGTTTTTCCCTGTTTGAAAATTAATGCTTTCTTGTGTCTATGAACTGCTGCAATTAGAGCGGTTTCACTTGGGTCCCATAATCCAGTGTTTGGATCAAAGACATACACGAGTCCATCTTCATGATGAATTTCATCTCCTAACTGTTTTACGAATGTTTGACATGCGAACACATCGTCAATAGGGGTGACCCACTCCATTATGCTTGAAAGCATAGCTTTATTTTCACTGTCGGGTCTGAATGTTAACCATTTTTCCTCACAGCAACCGTCTGTGTATTTATCGCTTTGGCGTGAAAATTCGTCCCAAAGAGATACGGAACAACCCTCGTTAAAAAGGACAAGTCCAAGTTTAATCCAATCGCTGTAATTGTCCCAGTGTTCAACTGATATCCCTTCAAAATATGGGCGTAAACGGTTGTCATTGTCATTCTTCTTAGCGTCCAAAATGTCTTCATATGCTGGGGCTGCTGGGGCTGCTGGGGCTGCTTTGGTTGCTTTGGTTGCTTTGGCTGTTTTCGTAAATGTCTTTGTGGATGTCTTTGTAGATGTCTTTGTACGTGTTGCTTCCGGTTCGCTTAACACATTACGGGTTAACCCCAACTCATGCAGCTTTGCCATAACATCAGGAGGGCACAATTGTAAGGTTTCGCCCTCTTCGGGAAATCGTTCCCAAATGTATTCGACACGCCCTTCTTCGGGGACACTATATGCAGACGGAAAGCACAGAATGCACCCACCATCTCCCCGTGTGTCCACGTGCTTAATTGGAGATGTTGATGACTTTATAGCTGGATCATATTGGTAAAAATAATGGAGTCCTTTGCGAGTTTGCTGGATAGCATTGCAATCTGCCATTAGTACCATGAGCTCTTTTTGAATCGGTAACGTCAGATCATCCAGGTCAACAACGCTAATATTGCTGACTTTACCCGTAAATATGATGAAACCGGATGCAGCATAATTCAATGTCTTTTTGGATCCTGGTTTAAAATTTGAATGAGGTTGTAGCTTTTTCGAATTGTCAACAGGATTCCAATTTAAATCTGCGGAACTGAGGACCCACCCCATTCGCTCGTATGCAGCAAAGCATGTTTTACGGGTGATTGCGGAGGTCGTGGACATCTGTTTCTACACCGGGCGCGGAAAATAATTTAACAGACCATTAAACCGCTCCCGGGACTGCAAGTTTTTTAGCAGCCCGCGCCGCTCGACGTTTTGCATTAATTTCATCTTTATTTGCTAAATAATGCTTCATAACACGTTTGGTATTTTGCTCGGGATGTGCTTTGTTAAAATCCTTGAGCTTTCGCAATCGTGCAGCTGTTGCTGCAGCTACTGCATCCTCGCGCTCATGCGCAATTCGTGCGGCCAATGATGCCTCGAGTGCTTCAAGTTCGCGCAGCCGAGAAACGGAAATAGGCACGACATCGTCTGACATACCTTTAATTTAAGCATAGTGTTTTATTTAGACGGGACAATGTAACGGGGGGCGCCCAAAATTTGATCCCTGAATGCGCATGTGCCATTTAATAGAATGTCGGCAGAATATATTCGTTTGAATCACCTTGAAACTGAAACTGAAAACTACATTTGGTTTTATCGCGTTGAAAATGGATGGAAAGTGGAGTTTGGATGTGATGGAAATACGCGACTGAGAACAGAATTCCATGAACACATTGAAAATTTGCTGATTACGTATCCAATAGAGCTTCAAAGTTAATATCTGTTTTTATTAAGGAATGCAATGAACGAGCCGTTTCCAGGCGGTTGTTGACGGGGTGTTAGAGGTGCTGTGTGCAAAACAGTAGTAACCTTGAATTTTTGATTCGTTTTGGCAGTTGTAAGCACAATCTCCGTCCGGCGGAATTTCAGACCAGAAATCGCCGACAAATTTTTTCGGACAGAGGAACACTGCATTCCTTAGTTTTTTATCGAGTAACAGAAACCACCGTCACAATATTTTTTTGGACCGACAACCCTGTTTAGCTTTAAAGGTTTGAGAATCATCGGTGTTCCATTGGCGAGTGCAAATACTGTTGTAGGGTAATTTCATTTTGCATTAGATAGCAAGCAATCGGTCTTGCCATTGCAATAAAGCATGAATAAAACCGTCGTTCGTTAAAATTAAACGTCTATCTCTCATTCGCACTTCATGGATTAAATTGAGAACAGGTTTTTTGGTTGCGACAACGGCTAAAGCCATTGCGATTGTCGCGGACCTATTAATTCCAAGATTACAATGAATGAAAATCACGTTTTCCGTATTCTCGTTTAAAACCGATGTTATCCATTCAAATGCAAACGGCCACACTTTATGCATTATGTCAAATGTAGGATCATCTTCTGCATAAATCCATTTCACATTTTTACAGACAATCTCTTCACCCGTTAGGTTCAGAATATGCGTAATTTTGCGTTGGCATTCTGGTGTTTGAATGTATGATTTTGGCCCAAAGAATATACGGGAGCAACCGGGTATTTCGAATGCACTCATCTACAAGGATACACACATCAGACGCACATTCAACCGCGCAGAAATTAACAACCTCAGACCAGGGGACCTCTGTAAAACTTCTCTCTTGTTCATAAGACTTCCCAGAACAGTTTAAGAACAGTCAAAAAAATTGAAAAGTAGCTGTTCTGGGAAGCCTATTAGAGTTCCCATCTGCTGTTCCGAGCTCAGCCCTGATAATTACACTCAAGCGGCTGACCAAAAAGATTTGGATGATGCGTAAGCAAATCGAGTCATTGCGTATATTCGTAGACGCGAAAAAATCGAACGAATGCGATTCTTCACATATTGCCTTCAAAACTGGTCATTAAAATTGCAATAAATTAACCTTGTCTGAAAATTAATGCGATTAAATGTTATGGTTGCAATGTCTGCCACCGAAGTTCTTGAGCAATATAAATGATAAAACATCGTTAACTGTGTGTTTTTGAGCGAAATTGCGGCAAAGCGCTCCCGTTCAAGTGGGTTTTTGCAAAGCACCGGTCAACCATGTGACTTGTTCGCCCGCAACGGGAACACATTTGAATTGGCACAGACGGCACAGACGGCACAGACGGTACAGACGGTACAGACGTCACAGACGATGGCAACAGAACATTCTCTTTATGAACACAACACAACAACCAGCGTTCCACAAATTGTTGCCAAACGGTCGACACACGGGTCTTATTGTCATGTGTACATTGGCTCGCGAAATGACCCATTTCTCCACACGTCCAACAACGGTCTTGTGCGCCCCAAATTTCCCGACGGAGTAAGTGTTTCTGAGCAGAACTCAGCTCAATGGATACATACGACCCACCGCGCACATTATCGATTCCGTGTTCAGCCATTAGCTCTTTTGTGACACGGTCTTCATCAAACGGTGATGTAGCAAGAATCGTGCGTTCAACGCGTATTGGCGAAAACCGTTGAGTCCACGCGGCTCCCGCACCCATACGGTGTTGCTCGAATCGCGCAGTAAGATTGGCGGTTTTACCAACATAAAAACGATTCTTCGCGCAACGGAGAACATAAATTGTTGTCATTTTCTGTGTTGGAAAACCATGTATGGGTGTTGTCATTTTTCGCGAACGACAATGTACAATTTGTTAAAATTCTCAAAATGCTCTTCGATCGGTTCTAAAATTGACAGGCTATCGCAGTAGCCTTTGTTCGCGCATGGACACTTTTGAACGAAAATTGTTGTCGCTTGAGGTCTTACGCGCAATCGCACAGACACCCGCGCCCGTTTCATTGGAGGATGCTGTAAAATTTGGAGACGCCCGGTTGGTGCAGCTGCTGATAATTAACGATGTCGACAATGTCAGTATTGACACATTTTATATCGCATGTAATCTTGGACAAACGGAAATTGTTCGTTTGATACTTGATTTGCCGCAGGGGAAAAGTTTCGACATGGATGATGCGTTTCAAAATGCGTGCTATGACGGACACACAGACATTGTCCGTTTGCTCCTTGATTTGCCGTTGGAAAGAGGATTAAATTTAGCAGCAATCGACAATGCAGCACTTCGGGATGCGTGTGCATGCGGGCACACGGACATTGTTCGTATGCTCCTTGATTTGCCGTTAGAAAGAGGAGTGAATCCAGCTGCACTAAACAATCGATCACTTCGGAATGCGTGTTTCAGCGGACACACATAAATTGTTCGTTTGCTCCTTGAGTTACCGTTGGACCGTGGAGTGGATCCAGCTGCACGCAACAATTGGGCGCTTCGGGTTGCATGCGAAAACGGGGAAACGGACATTGTCCGTATGCTGCTCGATTTGCCGATAGAACGCGGTGTTGATCCTGCTGCACTAAACAATCTAGCACTTCGGAATGCGTGTTTCAGCGGACACACAGAAATTGTTCGTCTGCTCCTTGATTTGCCGTTGGAAAGAGGTGTTAATCCAGCAGCAATTGACGGTGGAGCGCTTCGATTTGCAAGCAGCCGCGGACATACGGAAATTGTTCGCTTACTCCTTGATTTGCCGTTGGAAAGAGGAGTGGATCCGAGGGTAGTTCAAAATGCAGTTTACCACGGACACACGGAAATTGTTCGTTAACTCCTCGAGTTGTCTCTGGAAAGAGTCAATCCAGGAGCATGCGGCAATACAGCGCTCCAATGTGCACGCAAATATACAGAAATTATTCGTTTTGCTCCTTGATTTGGAAAGAGGAGTGAATCCGGCAGACAATGCAGCACTTAAAAATGCGAACGGGGTTACGAAAACAATGCTTCATAAAAATTGACCCCCTCAAATACGTTCATTTTGCTGCATGGACCCATTAAATTTAATCAATATCTTACGCACAATCGCACAAACGCAGACGCCCGTTTCATTGGAAAATGTTGTAAAGTCTGGAAATGCACGGTTAGTGCAGCTGCTGATAACCGAAAATGGCGACAATGTCAGTAGCGACATATTTATTGCCGCATGCAAAGCAGGTGATACGGAAATTGTTCGTATGCTCCTTGATTTGCCATTGGACCGTGGAGTGAATCCAGCGGCACTTGACAATTCAGCGCTTCGATATGCGAGTGGAAATGGGTACACGGAAATTGTTCGTATGTTCCTTGATTTGCCGTTGGAAAGAGGAGTTGACCCAGCTGCAAATTACAATGAAGCACTCCGATACGCATGTTGGAATGGCCACACGGAAATTGTTCGTTTGCTCCTTGATTTGCCGTTGGAGAGAGGCGTTAATCCCGCTGCATGCGACAATTACGCATTTCAACATGCATTTAAAAACCAGCATACGGAAATTGTTCGTTTGCTCCTTGATTTGCCTACAGAACGAGGCGTTGATCCAACAATACATAGGGATGAACCAATTCGGATTGCGAGCTACAGAGGGCAAACAGAAATTGTTCGTATGCTCCTTGATTTGCCGTTGGACCGAGGCGTGAATCCGGGTGCCATCGAAAATCAAGCGCTTCTTTATGCAGTTGAAAACGGGCACACGGAAATTGTTCGTTTGCTCCTTGATTTGCCGTTGGAAAGAGGAGTGAATCCAGCTGCCGGAGACAATTTAGCGCTTCGTTATGCATGTCAATACGGACGCACAAAAATTGTCCGTTTGCTCATTGCTTTGCCGTTGGATCGTGGAGTCAGTCCTGCCGGCAATCAAGCACTTAAAAATGCATGTTTAAATGGGTGCACGGAAATTGTTCGTTTGCTCCTTGATTTACCATTGGAGAGAGGCGTGGATTCGGCGGCAAATGACAATGAAGCAATTCGTAGTGCATACGACGCCGGCCATAGGGAAATTGTTCAAATGCTCCTTGAGCAGGAGAGCAAGTACCCGAATTGTGTTCGATAAAAACATGTTGAAATTGTCCGTGCCTTTTTGCTGCATGGGCGTTCAAATCTCGGTTCTTTTTTTGGTGCCCGTCCTAAAAAATTGACATGATTTTGTACTTGAAACCCTTTTGGCACATGGACACACACGAATTACACATTGAGGTCTTACGCATAATTGCACAAACGCAAACGTCGGTTTCTCTGGAGGATGCTGTAAAGTCTGGAAACGCCCTGTTGGTACAGATGCTGATAATTGTAAATGGCGAAAATGTCAGTAACGACATATTTATTGCCGCATGTAAAGCCGGTCATACGAAAATTGTCCGTTTGCTTCTTGATTTGCCTACGGAACGACGGGTGAATCCTGCAGCGGACGACAATGAAGCACTTCGAAAATCATGTTATTACGGACACAAAGACAATGTTCGTATGCTCCTTGATTTACCGTTGGAAAGAGGAGTTGACCCAGCTGCACTAGACAATCGAGCACTTTGGAATGCGAGTGAAAATGGGCACACGGAAATTGTTCGTTTGCTTCTGAATTTGCCGTTGGAAAGACGAGTGGATCCAGCTTCAAATTACAATCAAGCACTTCGGAATGCATCATACAACGGACACACAGACATTGTTCGTATGCTCCTTGATTTACCGTTGGAAAGAGGAGTTGACCCAGCTGAAGGGGACAATGCATCACTTCGAATTGCATGTTACTGGCATCACACGGAAATTGTTCGTTTGCTCCTTGCGCTACCACCAGAAAGAGGCGTGACTACAAGTGACAATGACGTGATGATGCAGATTGCGCGCGAAAAAGGATACACGGAAATCGTGAACATGCTCAATGAACATGCGCGCAATGAACATGCGCAATGAATGACCGGGCGACAAAAGAGCCCGCGACTGACTGCGGTCAAGTATCGAATTTGCAAACGGGGATTCCGAATGTTTGTCGCAAAACCCGTCGGAACATTCGTAAGACAGTGTAGAGTATGGAGTACACGGTTGTAACATGGATGCAGGCGTCGACTGCACAGGCGGTTGAATATCGTTATGGTGGTTTTTTTGCTAATGCGGTAGCGAGCTTACGCCCAGAACTTGAAAGGGTAAACGCAGAAAGTCGTCGTCTTATCGATGATGGTTGGAAACCGGAAGGACCTCCGGCGATAAGGGGCTCGGACTTTATTCGTGTAAGCAACGGCGGAAGTTCTACAATTTATATAGCATGCGACATCTACGGACAACGTTTCACGCGCCAACGGCCTGTCGCAATTATCCCGCCCGTTCCTCCCACGTTTATTGTACCTCCTGTTCCTAAACCCGCGACCCTCGTCCCTCCTGCGGTCAATTGGAACCGACTCAAATTTGCAAACAGGAATTCCAAATGTTTTGCCACGAGCATCAAACGGTGTTCCGCTAACAGGAGGTGGACACAAAACCCGCAAACCTCGCCGAAAACATTGAATGTGTATTGCATTCAACACTGAATTTAGCACGACAATCCCCGTTCATTACATTTTGAACAAATACAGTAGGTGATGGAATACACGGTGGTTGAATGGCTGACTATTATTGCAGGTGAAATCAATTTGACACCGTTCTTAGTTGCACGTGCAGATGTACCCCGGGAATTATGGGACCACATGAAACCGACACGGACACAAATAGATGCATTCACGAAATCAGTTAAAGAAGATAAGTTCCCCCCTGAATCTAAAATGGAACAAATTGTATCACGCTTACGTGCAGAACGCAAAGCGGCTATCGCTGAAATCCAGCGTCTCATTGACGATGGTTGGAAATTAGAAGGAAGCCCGGTGAAGCTGGGTTCTGATGTTATTAAAGATCTAGAATTTACTGAACGTGAGACAGTCGTCGCTCGTAAACTGTACATGGGTGATGTGTACGGCCAAGCCCTCACACGCCAACGGCCTGTCGCAATTATTCCACCCGTACCTCCCACGTTACCTCCTGTTCCTGAACCCGCAACTCTTGTTCCTCCCGCGGTCAATTGGAACAGGCTCAACGCAAGGTCGCGTGCAGGGCCAAATCTCGGTACTTTTGTTTAAATCCGTTTGGTCTCAATTCGGGCAAAAAAGTACAGGCAAAAAGTACCTACCGTGGGGCCTGGGTCGCGCGCGAATTTGCAAACAGGAATTCCAAATGTTTTGCCGACGAATGTTTCGGGAGGTAGACGCAAAACCCGCAAACCTCGCCGAAAACATTAAGAAAATCCGTTCAAACGGGGGTTTCAAACATTTTTTGTTAACGGTAGAATAGAAAATGTTCGAAATCCACGCAACTACACGGCATTTTGCACTGGTACCAGGAGCACCCCCGTTGAATGAAGAGAGTCACTTGAATGTCCGCAACGGCCGCGGAGTGCAAACATTGCGCGTAATGGAGGGGGATCGCGTGATTGAAAACAGCGTTGAACCTGTTAATTGGACCCAAAACAGCCGCACCGCGAAAACGCCCACGAAAACGCCCAAAAACCGCAAAGCAACCAAAAACCGCAAAGTTCGCAAGACCCGTAAGGTCCGTAAGGTTATCAAGGGTCGCAAGTAGCTTTCCCGAACCACTTTAGAGAATGTCCGAAATACTTAACAAAATTGCTAAAATTACAGCAGCACTCGAGCGACTTGAACACATTGTCGTCGAAACATGGATACATGAACACGAACACGAAGATGCAGAATTCGCGTGGTTCCCGGAATTCGCGCGGCACACAATTGCCTCAAGAGCATTCGAAGAATTGGTATGATTGGATGCGCTCCTTTCAAGCAACGGCACCGTTCAAAGCTCTCCGATCGCATCGTTCAAATGCTCTCCGATATTATCGACGGCGCATTGAAACGCTGCAATTTACAAATGATTTTTTCGCGACTGCGGTTAAAACAGGAGATGCGCCTGCTGTTGGCGTGCTCTTACGGGATCCCCGTATAACACCGGACCGTTTTGTCATTGAACATGCAACTAAATTAAATCATGTTGGAGTTGTCCGTTTCCTATTAGAGGATCGTCGCGTAGACCCGTCCTTGAATGAGCCTCTCATTTCTGCCAGCAATCATGGATTTTTAGAAATAGTTCGAGAACTCCTTGCAGACGGCCGTGTTCACCCGTCAACATTCTATAATTCGGCGATTATTGGGGCAAGCAGAAACGGGCATACAGAAATCGTTCGTGAACTCCTCGCAGATCCTCGAATTACGGGTCTTAGTGATCTTCGAGGATTTGGTGATCTCGCATTGACAAATGCATGCGAAAACGGACATTTAGATGTAGTGCGTATGTTACTCGCAAGTCATCGTTTCAACCCAAGTCCTACTCCTCTTAGAACCGCGTGCAAAAACGGTCATGTAGAGGTTGTTCGCGTGACGACGCTCGTTCTGAAATCAATGCAGACACACTTAACGCAGCTTGCACTTACACACCAACATCCTATAAAGCGGGAGATGAACTTACAGCAGCCACACATGCTGAAATTGTTCGCATGTTACTTGCAGACCCTCGTACGAATCCACTTGATAATATAGAACGTACAATTAAAAGTGCGATTAAACATTATACACATACAACGCGTCCGGATGTTTTTCTTGAACTTCTCAAAGACCCTCGTGTCGTCCGTGTCATCCATACAGTACCAATGAAAGATGCGCCTCGAGAATTGCGTGATTATGTCGAAGATATTCAGCGTCGGGGACTCGTGGGTGGTCGCCAAACTCGTGGTCGCCAAACTCGTGGTCGCCAAACTCGTGGTCGCCAAATTCGTGGTCGCCAAACTCGTGGTCGCCAAACTCGCCAAACCCATCGTCGCCAAACCCGTCGTAATTAACCGCGGAGACCACAAAACAAAGAACACAGCAAGTAAGAAAAGGAATGTCGCAAACGGTCCAACACCAGGCACGTCTGAATGACCGTTTGGCGCAAACGCAAAGCTGGGCCGCACCCATGCCGGACATGTCCACCTTATCCCGTGTGGGAGATGCGCCACGTTTACGCGCGGAATGGAACACCCGGGATACCATCAACAATCGCGCATGGAGCATCAGCGCAACGGAACCGTCGGGAACATCGGGAACGTCGGGAGCCCCCCCACCTGCACCCTCTCGCCAAGACACTCGTTTCTGGGGACCCGACGACACAATTCGTCTATTCCCGGGAGCATCACTGCCAACGCGTCCTGGATTGCCAGCCACGTCCCTTCAACAGACGACGTGGTTGGATGGTATGGATCGCGCAGGACAAGATGTTACACGGGAATTACGAGGCATAGTGAAAGAAGGAATTCGGGCTGAAGATACAGCGGCCCGTTTGTCCCAACGGTTTTTCGAACATCAGTGGATTCCGGAAACACAGACGGCCCAACGGGTCAGCGATCAACTTGCGGCTGCTGAACAGTTGCGTTTCAAAGATTGGCGAAGTGCATCTAATCGAAATCCACAGTGACCGCGATATCATGACGACTTGCGGCTTTCATCGATGTTTTGCTCATTTCACGACGCTTGCGGCGACCGTTGGGAGTCTTGTCTTCCGTTGCTTTGATTTTGTTGTGTTCGCGAATCGTTGAATTCATGTCCGTCTCGATCGCCGCCAGATTCGCCTCAATGTATTTCAACACCCCGTTTTCTATTGCCCATTTGAAAAAGTTCAATTGGCCGATGGTTGTCTCTTCGATCGGGGACGCACCTCGCACCTCAAACCGAATACGCTCTCGTCGGCAAAACGGGTCAAAGAATCGTTTGCTGTATGATTTGAGGACATGTTTATAATGAAAATGCACCATGTATGGTCGTACACTTGATTCACCCGTTGCCTGCATCGGATAACACACATTGAATTTCTTTGAATAATTTGTTACAAAGTAGTCGATTAATCGGAGTGAAACGGGTGATGTTTGCTGTAAGATTGGCAAAATTTCGTTTAAACACAATGGCTGATTGTAAAATTCTTGCAGCCAGCGCACAATTAATTCGGGCTTTCCCTGAACGTGGTTCTTCAATGTTCGGCGGGCTGTTGTCGTCGTTGTCGTTGCTGTCGTTGCTGTCGTTGCTGTCGTCTCCATCCTCTGTGTTTGATGAGAAGAGATGAAACGGGTTTAGATGAACGCGATCATTTAATCGCTGCGCATTTCTACACCTCTACACGAATGCATCCTTAATCGCCTCCATGTATTTCAACACTCCGTTTTCATTCGCCCATTTGAAAAAGTTCAACCGACGGTTGTCTTGAAAGCGGTCTTTTCTGCAATCAAAAAAACTGCTTGAGGGCAGCAAGATACTGTTCATGCACATTGCAATCATCTGTTGAGCATCTGCGGCGATGCATTCGGAAAAAGCTGGTTTTTCTCAACGCAGCCGCATGAATTTCGACGTCTGTTCTACATTCGCCAATGCGGCTACATTCATAAAGAACGGAAGATTATAGAGAGGGAGGAAATGTCATTAACCCGACCAACATTTGCTCGACCGAATTTGAAGAGCGAAAACGCAAAATTGCCTGGAATTGCAGCAATTATCTCAACCCAAATTCAACCGTCGACTGCAACATTTGCAAGACCAAATGTACACATTCGCGACACACAGCTTTTACCTGCAATGACCGCAATTCTTTCAACACAGATTCAAACGCCAACAGACCCGTCTGAAACACATGCAGCTTCTGCACTTCTTGCTGCCGCTGCAGTTGTGAAACCAGCTGAATCATTTCCTCCAATTCCAACGCCTGAAGACCCGTCTGAAACACACGCAGTTTCTGCACTTCTTGCGGCTGCAGCTGCAATTGTGAAACCAACCGGGTCTCCAATTCCTCCAACGCCTGAAGAATCAACACCGTCTGAACCGCATTCAGTTTCTGCACTTCTCGCTGCTGCCGCGGCAATCGTGAAACCAGCTGAATCATTTCCTCCAATTCCTCCAACACCTGGAGATTCAACATCGTCTGAACCGCATGCAGTTTCTGCACTTCTTGCTGCTGCCGCTGCAGTTTTGAAACCAGCTGAATCATCTCCTCCAATTCCAACGCCTGAAGAATCAACACCGTCTGAACCGCATGCAGTTTCTGCACTTCTCGCTGCTGCCGCGGCAATCGTGAAATCCAACGGGTCTCCAAATCCAACACCTGAAGAACCGTCTGAAACACACACAGTTTCTGCACTTCTTGCTGCTGCGGCTGCAGTTGTGAAACCAGCTCCTCCAATTCCAACACCTGAAGAATCAATACCGTCTGAATCGCATGCAGTTTCTGCACTTCTTGCGGCTGCCGCTGCAATTGCGAAATCCAACAGGTCTCCAAATCCAACACCTGAAGAACCGTCTGAAACACACGCTGTTTCTGCACTTCTTGCTGCTGCGGCTGCAGTTGCGAAATCCAACGGGTCTCCAAATCCTCCAACGCCTGAAGAATCAACACCGTCTGAAACATACGCAGTTTCTGCACTTCTTGCTGCTGCCGCTGCAATTGTGAAATCCAACGGGTTTCCAAATCCAACACCTGAAGAATCAACACCGTCTGAACCGCATGCAGTTTCTGCACTTCTTGCTGCTGCCGCTGCAATTGTGAAACCTGGCGGGTCTCCAAATCCAACACCTGAAGAACCGTCTGAAACACATGCTGTTGCTGCACTTCTTGCTGCTGCCGCTGCAGTTGCGAAATCCAACGGGTCTCCAAATCCTCCAACACCTGAAGAATCAACACCATCTGAAATACACGCTGTTTCTGCACTTCTTGCTGCTGCCGCTGCAGTTGTGAGACCAGCAGAATCATCTACTCCAATTCCTCCAACACCTGAAGAATCAACTCCGTCTGAAACACATGCTGTTGCTGCACTTCTTGCTGCTGCCGCTGCAGTTGCGAAATCCAACGGGTCTCAAAATCCTCCAACGCCTGAAGAATCAACACCGTCTGAAACATACGCAGTTTCTGCACTTCTTGCTGCTGCCGCTGCAGTTGTGAGACCAGCAGAATCATCTACTCCAATTCCTTCTGAAGAATCAACACCGTCTGAAATACACGCTGTTTCTGCACTTCTCGCTGCTGCGGCTGCAATTGCGAAATCCAACGGGTCTCCAATTCCTTCTGAAGAATCAACACCGTCTGAAATACACGCTGTTTCTGCACTTCTTGCTGCTGCCGCTGCAATTGTGAAACCAGCTGAATCATCTCCTCCAATTCCTCCTGAGACAACAACATCAACTCCGTCTGAAACACACGCAGCTTCTGCACTTCTTGCTGCTGCTGCCGCTGCAGTTGTGAAACCAAACGGATCAACTCCAATTCCTCCAACACCTGAAGAATCAACACCGTCTGAAACATACGCTGTCTCGGCACTTCTCGCTGCTGCGGCGGCAATCGTGAAATTAAACGGATCAACTCCAATTCCAACGCCTGAAGAATCAACACCGTCTGAAACGCATGCAGTTTCTGCACTTCTTGCTGCTGCGGCGGCAATCGTGAAATCCAACGGGTCTCCAAATCCTCCAACACCTGAAGAATCAACACCGTCTGAAACACACGCTGTTTCTGCACTTCTTGCTGCTGCCGCTGCAGTTGTGAAACCAGCTGAATCATCTCCTCCAATTCCTCCAACACCTGAAGAATCAACACCGTCTGAAACACACGCTGTTTCTGCACTTCTTGCTGCTGCCGCTGCAGTTGTGAAACCAAACGGATCAACTCCTCCAATTCCTCCAACGTCCGAAGAATCAACTCCGTCTGAAACACACGCAGTTTCTGCACTTCTTGCTGCTGCCGCTGCAATCGTGGGAATAAACGGGTCTCCTCAGATTCCTCCAAATCCTCATCCAATGGCCGAGAACCCGTCTGAAACACACGCTGTTGCGGCACTTCTTGCGGCAGCCGCTGCAATCGTTGGAACAAACGGGTCGAATCTAATTCCTCATCCAATGGCTGAGAACCCGTCTGAAACACATGCAGTCTCGGCACTTCTCGCGGCTGCAGCTGCAATCGTGGGAGCAGACGGGTCTAATCAAATTCCTCCTGAGCCAACGGCATCAAATGTCCTGTCTGAAACACATGCAGTCTCGGCACTTCTCGCGGCTGCCGCTGCAATCGTGAAACCTGGCGGGTCTCCTCAGGTTCCTCCAATTCCTCATCCAATGGCTGAGAATCCATCTGAAACACACGCAGTTTCTGCACTTCTTGCGGCTGCAGCTGCAGTTGTGGGAACAAACGGGTCTCCTCAGGTTCCTCCAATTCCACCAGAATCAACATCAAATCCGTCTGAAACACACGCAGTCTCGGCACTTCTTGCGGCTGCCGCTGCAGTTGTGGGAACAAACGGGTCTCCTCAGGTTCCTCCAATTCCTTCTGAATTAACAACAAATCCGTCTGAAACACATGCCGTTTCTGCATTTCTTGCGGCTGCAGCTGCAGTTGTGGGAACAAACGGGTCTCCTCAGATTCATCCAATTCCTTCTGAATTAACATCAAATCCGTCTGAAACACACGCAGTCTCGGCACTTCTCGCGGCTGCAGCTGCAGTTGTGGGAACAAACGGGTCTCCTCAGGTTCCTCCAATTCCACCAGAATCAACATCAAATCTGTCTGAAACACACGCAGTTTCTGCACTTCTTGCGGCTGCGGCTGCAATTGCGAAATCCAACGGGTCTCCAAATCCTTCTGAAGAATCAACTCCGTCTGAAACATACGCTGTTTCTGCACTTCTCGCTGCTGCCGCTGCAATTGCGAAATCCAACGGGTCTCCAATTCCAACACCTGAAGAATCAACACCGTCTGAAACACACGCAGTTTCTGCACTTCTTGCGGCTGCGGCTGCAGTCGTGGGAACAGACGGATCAACTCCAACACCTGAAGAATCAACTCCGTCTGAACCGCATGCAGTTTCTGCACTTCTCGCTGCTGCGGCTGCAATTGCGAAATCCAACGGGTCTCCAAATCCTTCTGAAGAATCAACACCGTCTGAAACGCATGCAGTCTCGGCACTTCTCGCTGCTGCCGCTGCAATCGTTAATCCTGATTGGCCACATCCGATTCCTCCAATTCCTCCAACGTCCGAAGAATCAACTCCGTCTGAAACACATGCTGTTGCTGCACTTCTTGCGGCTGCAATCGTGGGAATAAATGGGTCTCCTCAGATTCCTCCAAATCCTCATCCAATGGCCGAGAACCCGTCTGAAACACACGCTGTTGCGGCACTTCTTGCGGCAGCCGCTGCAATCGTGAAACCTGACGGGTCTCCTCAGGTTCCTCCAATTCCACCAGAGTCAACATCAAGTCCGTCTGAAACACATGCCGTTTCTGCACTTCTCGCGGCTGCAGCTGCAATCGTGAAACCTGACGGGTCTCCTCAGGTTCCTCCAATTCCTCATCCAATGGCTGAGAATCCATCTGAAACATACGCAGTTTCTGCACTTCTTGCGGCTGCCGCTGCAATCATGGGAACAAACGGGTTTCCAATTCCTCCAATTCCTTCTGAATTAACAACAAATCCGTCTGAAACACACGCAGTCTCGGCACTTCTCGCGGCTGCCGCTGCAGTTGTGAAACCAACAGATTCTTCCCCATTTTTTCCTTTGCCAACAGCATCGAACACGTCTGGAATGCATGCAGCCTCGGCACTTCTCGCGGCCGCAGCTGCAGTTGTGAAACCCGAACCTCAAAATCCACCACCTCCGCCTCCACCGCCTAATGAATCAAATCCGTCTGAAACACATGCAGCCGCTACACTCCTCGCTGCCGCTGCGGCAATTGTGAAACCTAATTCACAAATACATCCGCCACCTCCGCCTGATGAATCAAGTCCGTCTGACACACACGCAGTTTCTGCACTTCTCGCTGCCGCAGCGGCAATTGTGAAACCTAATTCACAAATACAGCCGCCACCTCCACCTCCGCCGCCACCTCCGCCAACACCTGATGAACCAAATCCGTCTGAAACACATGCAGCCGCTGCACTCCTCGCTGCCGCAGCGGCAATTGTGAAACCTAATTCACAAATACATCCTCCACCGCCACCTCCGCCACCACCTCCGCCACCTCCGACAACACCTGTTGAATCAAATCCGTCTGAAACACATGCAGCCGCTGCACTCCTCGCTGCCGCTGCGGCAATTGTGAAACCTAATTCACAAATACATCCACCACCACCACCTCCGCCACCACCTCCGCCAACACCCGATGAATCAAATCCGTCTGAAACACATGCAGTTTCTGCACTCCTCGCTGCTGCAGCGGCAATTGTGAAACCTAATTCACAAATACATCCACCACCACCTTCGCCAACACCTGATGAACCAAATCCGTCTGAAACACATGTAGCCGCTGCACTCCTCGCTGCCGCTGCAATTCCCGATCCAATACATGAAACCTCGTCTGAAGCACATGCAGCCGCTGCACTCCTTGCTGCCGTAACGCCAGGTATTGTCTCCAAAGATTTGGACGGCGGCAGTGATGATGGCAGTGATGGCGACAGTAATGATGGCAGTGATGGCGGAAAATTAAAAAAGAAACCTCGTTCAAAATTGCCAGATTGGGTTCCCACGGACACATTCACATTAAATGACATTTCTGGAGATTGCAATTCGGAATTTATTCAAGGGAACTGTACAGCCAAAGCACTTGAAGCCGATATTTTTGCAGCGGACGATTTTATTCACGCTGCACCCACAAAGGAATCCGCCGAATACAAAGCCCAGCTTAAAAAACTGGATGATGAAACGGATCCTGAAAAGAAAGAGCAACTTCGTGCAGATTTAGCGAAAACATTTGAAGCCCGTAAAATTTATATTCAGACGGGAAAAACGGTGCCAACAGTTGAAATGATTGATAATCCAAATGTTGCAATGAAACGTCGCACTGCAACGGGCGTTTCCTTTGCGAGGCCGAGTACATCCAATTTACAACGCAATAGTGAAATTCTTAAAAAACTTGCACCAAACTCAATGATTCAAGATGGGGTAATGGGGCGAGCATTGCTCGAAAGTTTGTGGCATTGTGGACAAAATCCCGATTTAGATTCAAATCCCAAATGTTTACCTGTAAAAATTCTCGGCGAACTTCGTGAATTTAAGCATCAAAAAGAACAGCATAAAATGGCATCAAATGCGATCTCTTTAATAAATACGTCGCGGTGGGGTCAACTGAATACATGGATTGATGAGTTTATAGCACGTAGAACACGAGAAATTAAGGCAGTAAACTCGTCCGGCAATCCTATATTTGCTGCGCCTGCAAAACCTGGACCACCTGCTGCACCTGCTGCACCGCCTGGACCACCTGGACCACCTGCTCCAAACATTAAAAGAAGAACAGATTTAATATCGCATCCAGGACCACAAAAACAACCGTTAGCACCTCCAGCACCGCCAGCAGCACCGCCAGCAGCACCGCCAGCAGCACCAACACAACCGTTAGCACCTCCAGCAGAACCGCCAGCACCTGGAGAATCTACGCAAGCACATAGTTCACACCGACGCACGTTTCTTGCAGCACGAATTGGACCACCACACGGATCACATGAACCACCGCCAGCAGCACCAGGACAACCGTTAGCACCGCCAGCAGCACCAGGACAACAGTTAGCACCGCCGCCAGCAGCACCACCAGCAGCACCACCAGCAGCACCACCAGCAGCACCACCAGCAGCACCACCAGCAGCACCACCAGCAGCACCACCAGCAGCACCACCAGCAGCACCACCAGC